AAACAATCAAACAGCAACTAATATGTACAATTTATTTCAAGATAAATTAAAAGATGCTAGATTTGTAGATTCAACTGAAGGTCAAAACATTGATCAAGATTTAGGTATGTCAGATCAAATAGATGCAAGTACATTTATAAACTCAAGGTTTTAATAAATGGCTAGGGTTGCTGTTGAACTTACAAACTTTACAGGTGGTGAACTATCACCAAGATTAGATGGTAGAACTGATCTAACTAAATACTCATCAGGTTGCTCGACATTAGAAAATTTAGTTATCTATCCACATGGGTCAGCAGCTCGTAGACCAGGTTCTACATTTATAGCAGAGGTTGCTAGTAGTGCAAACAAAACAAGATTAATTCCTTTTGAATTTTCAACAACACAAACTTATATGCTTGAGTTTTCAAATTTAAAAATGAGAGTGTATAAAGATAAAGGTGCTGTACTAGAAGGTGATAAAACTATATCAGGAATCACACAAGCTAATCCTGCTGTCGTAACTGCAAGTTCACATGGTTATTCTAATGGTGATGAAGTATTAATTAGTGGTGTCTCTGGTATGACAGAAGTTAATGGTAAAAGATTTTTAGTTGCAGATAAAACTACCAATACATTTGAACTACAAGACAAAGATGGTGTAGATATAAACAGCACATCATTTACTGCTTACGCTTCAGGTGGTGTATCTAATAAAGTTTTTGAACTAGCAACACCTTACACTACTGCACAACTTTTTGATTTAAAATTTGCACAAAGTGCTGACGTTATGTACATCACACATCCAGAACACGAAGTAGAAAAACTATCTCGTACTGGTCATACATCTTGGACATTGACAGATGTAGATTTTACTAAAGGACCAATGCAGGATGCTAACACAACTGATACAACTTTAAATCCAGGTCAATCAGCAGTAGGTACAGGTATAGCTTTAGTCGCCTCTGCGGTTACTGGTATTAATGGTGGATCAGGATTTCAATCAACAGATGTTGGTAGATTTGTTTTTCTACATGGTGGTTATGCAAAGATAACTGCCGTTACAGATACGACAAATGCAACAATAGAAATTTTAACAACGCTTAGTGCTTCAACTGCTACAGCAGATTGGAGACTAGGAGCTTTCTCTGACACTACAGGTCATCCTTCTTGCGTAACTTTTTTTGAACAAAGATTAGTATTTGCAGGAACAACTGAACAACCACAAACAATATTTTTTTCAAGGTCTGGTGATTACGAAAACATGGATGCAAACATTGGTGGCACTGTAGCTGATGATGATGCAATCATTTATACAATCGCATCAAACCAAGTTAATGCGATTAGATTTATGACAGCAACAAGAACTTTAATTATTGGTACAGCAGGTGGTGAGTTTACTGTATCTGGTGGTGGTACTGATAGTGCTATTACACCAACAAACATATTAATTAAAAAACAATCTAACCATGGATCGGCAAATGTAGATGCAATAGCTGTAGGTAACGCAACATTATTTTTACAACGTGCCAAAAGAAAAATTAGAGAACTAGCATATAACTTTGATGTGGATGGTTATATAGCACCTGATATGACTATCCTTGCTGAACATATTAGTGAAGGTGGTTTGACACAAATTGCATATCAACAAGAACCAAATCAAATTGTTTATGCCACAAGAACTGATGGTGAGTTAGTAGCACTAACTTATCAAAGAGAACAACAAGTAACTGCTTGGCATAGACATATCTTTGGTGGTAGATTTGGTAATGCAACAATAACAGTGACTGATTTTGCAAACATAGCAGATGGCACAAGAATAGTTTTAACAAAAGCAGATGGTACAACTACAACCTTTACATCCGCTACATCTGCTACAAGTGGTAAGTTTCACACAACATCTAGTAACAACCAAACAGCTACAAACTTAAAAACATTAATAGATGCTGACTCTAATTTTACAGCAACAGTTAGTAGTAATGTAGTTACGATTACAGAAAGCTCACCATTGTCTACAGGATTCTTAACGATTAAATCTTTAGATGATTCTGTTAGATTAGCAAAAACTGATGAAGGTAAAGCGGTATGTGAAAGTGTTGCTGTGATCCCAACAGATGATACAGAGTATGAAGTTTATGTAATTGTTAAAAGAACAATCAATGGTGCAACTAGAAGATTTGTAGAAGTTTTAAATGTATTTGATTTTGATCAAACAGATAATACATCATTTAATTTTTTAGATAGTCAGTTAAGTTATAGTGGTAGTGCTGCAAGTACCATATCAGGATTAGATCATCTTGAAGGTCAAACAGTTTCTATACTTGCAGATGGTGCAACACATCCAGATAAAACTGTTAGCTCTGGTAGTGTAACTTTAGATCGTTCTGCATTAAATGTTAAAGTTGGTTTAGCTTATAGATCGTTGTTACAAACTATGAGATTAAATGCTGGTTCACAGAATGGAACATCACAAGGTAAGACTAAAAGAATATATGACATTACTGTTAGAATGTTTGAAACAATTGGTGTTGAGGTTGGACCAAACTTAAACGATATGGAAAGAATACCATTTAGAAGTTCTGCTGATCTAATGGATGAAGGTATACCACCATTTACAGGAGACAAAGAGGTAGAGTTTAGAGGAAACTATGAAACAGATGGTTTTATCTTTGTTAGACAAACACAACCTTTACCTTTTACAATTTTATCGTTATACCCTAGGTTGACTACGAATGATGGATAATATACTACATATAGTACCCTATACTGCTGAACATGGAAGATTTATTCTATCATGCCAAATGAACCACGCACTTATGGATAAGGATGCTAGATTTGAAGGAGATGCTATGAACCTTGTGCAAGACCACCTTTCTTTTACAGGACTCGTAGGTAAGAAACCAATCTTTGCTGCTGGTATGAAAATGATGTGGGGTCAAGTAGCAGAAGGTTGGGTCATTGCAACACAAGATGTTTGGGATCATCCTTTATCAGTTGCAAGAGCAATTAAAAAAGATTTTGCCAAGGT